ATCAACTGCGTGCCGGCCGAGTTCGCCTGTAAGTAGACCGGCCCCTCGTTCAGGAGGTAGGGGTAGCCGCCGTAGTTCGTCTTGATCGTTCCGTTCGGGTTGAGTTCGTACACCGTCGCGCCCGCTACCACGAAGAGGCGATTAGCACCTACCCAAAAGGCTTGCAGCGGAGACGTGGGGAGGGTGATAAACGGAGTGGCCGACATACCCGCCCTGCCGATCAGTGCGATTTGGCTCTTGGCGCTGCCAATCTCCAGCTCAGGGAAAAGGTTGATGCTGCGCTCTGCGTCGATTACCGGGGAGATTCCCAGGTAGGTCGGGCCGCAGAAAGCGAAGGCCGAAGGCGGCAGAATTGGCATCTCACGCCTACTTTACATCATTTCAGCGCACATGACCAAAAGACTTACCCTCGCCGTGTTCCTGGTGAGTGCACGTTTTCAGATTTGGAAACACCTTCAGTAACGCCCGCCGCGTGCTCCAGAACGCCGTGTAATTCCTGTTGCGCAGCAGCTTGCGAATTCATCGACGTGATGAGTTGCGTTAACCGGCCGTTCACCATGTCGTGCACTTCCACGATCTTTTCGGTGGTGCGGCCTTGCCGCCACATAATGAGCAGCGAGATAAACACCGTGAGCAGGGCAGGCACGCCCGCAAGGAAGGTCACGTAAATGGTAAGCAATCGGTCGGTCATAGGAAGAAAACAGCCCCCCTACCTAAAATGGTACCGAAGTTCCAGCATGACCGTTTTGGGTGCCCCTGTAAATAAGATTTTTCTTATCCGCGCCCAAAAACCCGATCCTCGCCTATCGCATAAGACCAGGCCCCTTTCTGCGAGCTCCCGAGGTACGCCGAATCACAGGAAAGCAGCGGCGTGGGCGCGTTGTACTGCTCCATATCAAGCTTCAGCGTGGCAGCCAGAATCTTCAGTCCAGACCAGTTCTCGGGCGATATGCGGAGCCCCGCCAGTTCCACTAGCGGCCGGCAGCGGACGGCCAACTGCTTTTGAATCATCTCCACATAGCCGGGCGGGAAGATATAGGGCGTAATCAAGTCCACAAAGCCGTTCCACAGGGTCTGGTCCCAGGTGTACAGTTCCAGACCGTAATTCAGTAGTGGGCCGGGCCAGAGGTTCAACGTGCCGTAGCCGGAGATCTGGTCGAATCCGCGGTCGTAGTACAACGCCTGGGGGATAGAACCAGGGATTTGTTGCACGCGGATATCGGCCCATCGTTCGAAGTCGATGAGCGCCAGCGGTTGCCGCACGACGGGCGAAAAGTTGTTCAAAATGATATTCGCGGTCTCGATGTACGTTGGCCGAACTGCGTTGATTCCGTTCCATTGATTCCCCGTAACGGGATCGGTTCCTGAGCCGATCTGCCCAGGTCCGATCCGGTACTCCTGAACGTTGGTTTGCAGCGCGTAAATGCTCTGAAGCTGGCGCAAGACCATAAGGCGATCCAGCTTCCACGAGTCCAGCATGTTATTGCAGGCAAGGAGCATGTCTGCCAGCATGGAACCGGCCGCCGTTTCTGCCGGATTCAGGTCTCCCAAGTCGCGGAGTGCCAAGTAAGCAATCTGGGTGAACGTAACGCTCACTGTCTCACCTGGGGAGCTTCACGATCAGCCTCGATCATTTGTCCGGCAGGCTCAGTGCGGTCTGGAGCGATGGTGGTTTCCGGGGCGTTGTACTGCTGCATTTGTATGCGCAGTTGCTCCCCAAGAGACTTCAGTTCCCCGAATGCGAGCGGCTCCATCGGAATCTTGAGGTAAACGCGCAGCATGGGATAGGTGCGCACCGCCAGATTCTTTTGAATCATCTCCGCGAACCCTGGAGGAAAGACATAGGCGGTCGTCAAGTCCGTAAACCCGCTCCAGGAAGACTGGTCCCAGGTATAAAGTTCCAGGCCGTAGGCCGCATCTGCTTGCGGCCAGATGAAGATCGTACCGTACCCAGCCCCGGTGATTGTCTTCTGGTAATACAATTTCTGCGGCAGGCTGGGAGTTACCTGCTGAAGATTGATCTCACTCCACCTCTTGAAATCTATGAGCTCTAACTGTTGCCGCACGGGCTCCCCGCCCAGACTAACGATTACATTGGCCTTCTCAATGGATGTTGGGCGCGGGCCGTCGAGCGTCGCACCAGCGCCGATTGTGAAAGATTGGGTATTGGCGGTCAACGCATACGTTGCCACGCTTTGATCGAGGACTAGGAATCGGTTCAGCTTGTAACTGTCGAGCATGTAATTGCATGCTGCAAGCATATCGGTAAGTACGTCAGGCGAACCGACCTGCGCCGGGCGCAGTACGCCTAAGTCCCGCATGGACAGATAGGCTATTTGCGTAAAAGTGATTCCGCTCATATCATTGACCCACCACCGGAGGCGTTCCAGGGGTCTCCACAGCGCTTGTCTGTCCGGCCGGCGGCGCCTGCCCAAGCAGTTGCGCGTTGAGGTTGCGAATGCGCCCGATTTCATCCTCGTACCGGGCGGTAACGCTGGCCGGTACCGCCATCTCAAACTGAGGTGCCATGCAGATGCAGCCGAGCAGGTTGTACCAATCGCTGTAGCCAGGCGGAACGGTGAGCGGCGTTGTGGCGTCCGCGAACTGGCCGAGAGGCTGCCACATCGTCAATTCGATAGAACTGGCTGTAAGGGGGATCGGTGAGAGGTAAACATTGCCGGTCGGGAACTGGCGGTCATAGAACAGCTTGCGCACCACGAGCGAACTACTGCCCCGGTCCATGTTGGCTGCCCACTGGCGAGCGTGCTGAACCTCGATGGGAGTCTCGTAGGGATGCGCGCTAACGGTCAGGATGTGCTGAGCCGCAGTGATCGCCACCGGGCGCGCGGTATTGAAGTTCTGGCCGGTGCCGATGGTATACGATTGCTGTGCTGCGGTGAGCACAAATGTCGCAATCAGGACGGACAGCACCTCTGCCTGTTCGCTGGAACGGTTGTCAATGGCCGCATTGATGCTGTAAAGAAAATCGGCGAGTTGCTGCGCGGACAGCCCCTCGCCGGAGTCCAGCACGCCCAGTTCCAGCGCCGCGAACTGCGCGACCTGCGTCAGAGTGATACTCGCCACGGTTTACCCCTTGGCGCGGTCGGCCTTGCGTTGCGCCTCGTCCAGTTGCCCCTGCAAGCGCGCCACTACCAGCGCCGGGTCTTCGGCGTCTTCGGGCAGAGGCTCAAGCTTTGAAACACTGGAAACCCATGGTCCTGTTTCCTTGCCGGGAGTGGCCTTCATCAGCGCCGCCAGGATTTTCTCATCCTTCACGATGCGTGTTTCCACGTAGGGAGTGACGGCAGGGTCCGGAGTTCCGTCATCGAGCAAGCCGGCGAACTTGGGGTGCATGTTGCGCCGGTAGATGGCCTTCGGAAATTCCCGGTGCGTGTACTCGCGGGTGTATCCGCGGGCCACAAGCGCATCCTCTTCTTCCTGCTTGAGCACGAAAACCGGCTCGTTATTGGAATCGGATGGCGGATATAGGAACTTCGGGAATCCGTTGTTCTTGGCGAGAATCTGGTTGTGGATGTTGATTCCACGCACCTCCGGATTCTTGCGGCCTGCGGTAGCGCGGATGTCGCGCAGAAGGGCCTGTACGCCCTCGGCGTTCAGCGTTTGCTGGCCGCCGTAATCTTCGGGGCGGAAGGACACTTAGGCTCCCTCTCTCGGTGCGCGCCGAACGTCGGTCGGATGCGCTGGATCGTTTTGGACGTCATGCGTGATCTGGCCGCCGAAAGCTGTGCGCGCGTCCTGTTGCCGGCCTGGGGCTCCCTCGTTCGTTTGCGGGACGCCGTATCCTTGCCGGCCGGGGAAGTTCTCGGCGTGCAACTTTTGTGGGTCGCCGTAACCTTTCTGCGTTGTATCGGGATTGGCCGTCTTTTGGCCGTAGTCGTCGGTTCGTACCGGGTCGAGTCCGCCCAGGCCGTAGCCTTCGGGGAACGGGTAGGGCGCAGGAGCGGGCTGTGCGTTCAACTTCTGTTGTCCGCCTCCCACGAGCCCTACAATGGCCTGTTCCAAAGAGGACACGCGGTATTCCAACTCATTGACACAAGCCATGATGTCATGGCTGTGCGTATGGGCCGGATGCACCTGCGCCAGGAGTCCGGGTACTGCTTGCGTCATATCGGGCATGTAGTTTTC